CTAGCACAGGTGCAACAAAGTCTACTATTGACTTTTACGAAAAAATAGCAAATGCATGGTACAAGATCGGTTCAAGTAATTGGTCAAGTGCTGTAAGTGGCTCAGCAGGTGATTTTCAGTTTGCAAGCCATTTAGCAATACCTACAACAAAATCAGGTGGTGGTGCTTTATCAACAGGTGATATTTTCTTACAAGAAACAACACCTAACAATGGTTCAAACATTGTTGTTAAAGAATATTCAACTACTACTAGTGCTTTTGCAGTAGAGAATATTGTAGCAGAAGAAGATTCAAACGTTGTATATGCAAATACATACCCATCTCCAGCAGTTGGTGATTTATGGGCAGACGGCGGTTCAGAAGCATCATTTACATTGAAAAGACATAACGGAAGTGCTACACTTTCAGTTGCAAGTTCAAGTGCTGTAGCAGACGGACAAAACTTTACAGCACATGCTAATAAAGTATCTATTAACATCAGCATTAATGGTGCAACAGATATTCCAGTTACATTTGCAGGTGCAGACGTGTCTTCAGTATCAGTAGATGATATAGTTGCAAGTATTAATGGGGCAACAGGATTTAGTGCCACAACAGCAGTTGCAAGTAATGTAGCAGGTAAAGTTACAATTACAACTTCAGACGGTAAAGATATTGCTCTTGCGGCAGGTAATGTTTCAGGTTATACACCAGCAGACATTAATATTGCAGTAGGAACATACAGTAACTTTAAATCATTAAGTTATGAAGCATCTGACAACGCAATTACAGGACCAGCAGTACAAGGAACATTATGGTATGATAATAATGTTGCTAATACAAATATTGATTTACTATATCAAAATGCAGGTACATGGGCAACTTATTCGAATGACGCTCAGTTTAGTGCTTCAGCACCAACATTACAAAGTGATGGCGCAAGTAGTTTAGTAGACGGTGATATTTGGATCGATAGTAGCGATTTAGAAAACTTCCCTAAAATCTATAAGAGAGCAAGTTCTGTTTGGGTATTAGTAGATAATGCAGACCAAGTTACCAGCGATGGTATCTTATTTGGTGACTTTAGAGCAAGTTCAAGTGGTGCTTTGTTAAGTACTGCTAATGGACTTCCTAATGCGGCATTATATCCTGTTAATATGTTAGCATGGAATAAAATGGCTTCAGTAGGTAATGTTAAGCAATACGACGCAACAAGCGGTTTATGGAAAGATTATTCAGGTAATAAAACTGATGGTTCACCATATATGCTGAGAAAAGCACAACGTAAAGTAGTTGTAAGAGCAATGCAATCACAACTAGTGGCTAACCAAGAAATCCTAAATGAGACAAACAGATTTAATATTTGTTCTACTCCAGGATATGCAGAATGTTTAGACGAAATGTTGGCTTTAAGTGTTAATAGAAAAGATACAGTATTTTGTGTTGCAGATGCTCCAATGAGATTATCAGCAGATGCTACAAGCACACAAAACTGGGCTACTAATGTCGGCAATGCGACAGAGAACGGAGAAGACGGACTTATTAGTGCATCTTCACAAGCGGCTGTTTACTACCCACATGGTTTATCAACAAACCTAGACGGTACAACAGTTATGGTTCCTGCTTCACATATGGCATTAAGAACTATTGCATTTAATGACTCAGTTGCTTTCCCTTGGTTTGCACCAGCAGGTTTCCAAAGAGGTGTTGTTAATAATGCAACGTCTACAGGTTACCTTGATGCAACTACTGGAGAATTCCAAGCAGTTAGTTTAAGTGAAGGACAAAGAGATAGTCTTTACCTTAACAAAATTAACCCAATTGGTAACTTCCCAGGAAGAGGAATTGCAGTATTTGGACAGAAAACACTTAACTCAGTATCAAGTGCATTGGACAGAGTTAATGTTTCAAGATTGGTTATTTACATCAGAGAACAACTTGATGATGCAGTAAAACCATTCTTGTTTGAACCAAATGATGAGGTTACAAGAGCAAATGCTAAAGTAGTTGTAGACAGATTGTTAGCTCAATTAGTACAACAACGTGGATTATTTGACTTTGTTACAGTTTGTGACACAACAAATAATACTGCGGCTAGAATCGATAGAAACGAACTATACATTGATATTGCTGTACAACCAGTGAAAGCAGTAGAGTTTATTTACATACCGATCAGAATCCAGAACACATTGGGTTCAACAGCATCATAAGTTTTTAAAACTTTTAAAAAGGGCAGTTTTACTGCCCTTTTTTTATGACTAAAAGGCTTGACAATATCTAATTATTTGCTATAATATATGTATAGTTTAAATAAAAAGGTAGGAGTTTTTATGCAATATAACATATATCAAATCAAAGTTACAGATGAGATTCATGACTTTGTAAATTCAAACGAAGGCGGACACACAGGAGCCGCTAAAAAATATCCACTATATCATGCAAAAATGGAAACTATGCATGGCAGAGGCGATGACAGAAAAATAGATTTTAAGGCAGAGTTTTTCTCACACTATACTAAAGTATGTGAAGTAGATGGCAGATACAATGGACTTTCAAGTGGTGATATAGATTACACTATCAAAAGTAAAAATGAAGTATTTGGTATTCTTAATCAACAATACTTAGATGAAGACACTGGTGAAGATATTGTTTTTGATAGTCATGTATCAGGATTTGTAATGAAAACTATTACTAGAAAAGATGGTGAGCAAGTTACATATAGAGATATGCATTCACTTTCAGTAGGTGATATTATTGCTGAGCAACCACAAGTAGGTTATGAAGTAATGGAAATTGAAGATATTATTCCTAATACAAGATACTTTATTGTAGAAAATTATGGTTTTACAGACATTACTGCTATTATAGAGAGCGGAGACGTTGCTATAAACAGGATTAAAGAGTCAGCATAGGGGAAAATAAGCATTAAAAGGGCATTTAATTGCCCTTTTTTTGTGATTAAATTAAAACACTTGTTAATTATTTTCTGCTAGAAATGATAAATATTTGCATATAATTTAGTTCTAGGAGAACAATATGGCAGTATCAAGTGCAACAAACGAAACCAAAAGTAAGTTTGGAGTTCCGGTAACGGGTGCAACTGGTTCCGGTATTTTAATGCCGAAACTGAAGTATAGATTTAGGGTTAGTTTTTTAAACAACTTTGGTGGACAGCCAGAGGCAAAAATATTGACTCAGAATGTACAGAACGTTACTAGACCGAAAATTACTTATGAAGAAATAATTATTGATAGTTATAACTCAAGAAGTTACCTACAAGGTAAACATGCTTGGGAACAAATTACTGTAACAGTAAGGGACGATATAACTAACCAAGTAGCCAAGTCAGTTGGATCACAAGTCCAAAGACAGGTTAACCACTTCCAACAAACTACTCCAGCATCAGGTTCAGATTATAAATTTGACATGCAAATTGAAGTATTGGATGGTGTTAATGCAGGTGCTACAGAGGTTTGGTTCCTTGAAGGATGTTTTTTAACAAACGTAGACTACAGTGATGGCGACTATGCTACAGGAGAGCAAGTAACAGTTACTATGCAGGTACGTTACGATAACGCAACTCACTATGAAGGTGATAACGATATTAACGGAAGAACAGTAGCAGGAAACCCATTCCCAGAAACAGTAAGCACCGGTTCAACAATCGGAGTTTAACGGCTTAACTTGAGGTGGCTCTGGTATGAATTTTCTTAAATTTTTAGGTAAAAACACTAAAGATAAATTCTACGCCAGAGACTTCCGTAATAATTACAGATTTAGACCTGACGTCAATCCACCACGTATCAAATTTGAAGGATATGTGAACTTTGTTTTTAACAGAGATTTGGCGTCTTTTCTAGATATGGAAAATCATACATTTAAAACAAACATTTCTAGTTTAGTAAGAAGAGCAAAATTGCCTTCTGTAACATTTAAAAACTTAGTAAAAAATCAATACAACAAAAAGAAAATTGTAACAACAGGAGTTGAATATGCACCTGTGGAGATTGCTGTATTTGATACACTAAACAACGAATGGTTACAAGTATTGATGAGATATTTTTCTTATCTATATATGAATCCACGTAATAGAAATGCTACAGGCGATAGAGATATTAAAGTTAATACAGACTCTGCATTAGAAAATCCAAGTTCATCATTTGGTGGAACAAGTTTTAAAAGTGGGGAAGCAGGACTAAATTTACAACGAACAAAACAATTTTTTGAGCGTATAGATATAATTATGTATCATGGTGGAAAAGGTGTACAATATAGTATGACAAATCCACTTATTAATAGTTTTGATTTTGGTGATATAGATTATGGTAGTAATGAATTTGTAGAGTTTACGATACAATGTGATTATGAAAACTTTACTACATTTGATATTGCAAACTTTGATCTTTCTGGAGTAGATTTAGATAGATTTGAGAATGTGTTAGATCTAAAATTTGCTAGTGACGAAGTACTTGTTAAACCATTAGGTATTATTGACGATGGTACTGACATGGAATTCCTTGGGAATCATGACGGTAAGTTTGGTACTAGAGGAAGAACATTACAACCACAAACTCCAGAAAAGAAAGAAGAAGTTAAACCACCAAAATCAGATGATGCAAGTAGTGAAGGCGACGAAACTAAGAAAAAGGCTGGCGGAACTAAGCCAACGCCAAGTACATATGATGTAATTGATTTACCACTATCTCAAAATCCAAATGAGTTCCCAGGTAAATCATTGTTAAGCACGGCTATTTTAGCCAAACTTACTGGTAATCATGTTGGAGATGCAGTACAAAACTATGTACTCAGTGTAGCAGAAAGAGAACTTCTAAAAAAAGAAGCAAACACAGAACCTGCTCCAGTTAAACCACCTAAGGATGGAGCACCTTCATAATGTCAACATCTATATATAATACTTTTGGTAATGAAGTTTCGTATAAAGTTGTTAAAGATACTTTAGTTGCATATATTGATAATGCAAGTGTAAAATTTCCATTACCAGAAGCAAGTTCAGAAATACTGGCAGAAATTGCCGCACCTAAAGATACGCCAATAGATCCAAGTACACTTTCAGTTGTAGAAACAAAATTACAAGCAATAGGTTTCAAAAAATCTAATGCCAAAGCAATGGCAAGAGTTTTAATTAAAGTTGCAGAAGTACAAGGATTACATCCTACAACATATTTTGAAATGAATCAGGATTCCTTAAAATTGACTGTAGATGCTTATGCGGCTATAAATTCTTTTAGACCCGCAGGTAATAAAATAGATTTAAAAACACCAACATTAAACTCACGTAGCAAAATATCAGCACTCATTAAGCCATAAATAGTACTATGGCAACTAAATTCGCAAAAGGCAAATACGAAATTGTAAACGGATCTAAATTTGTAGGTGGAAAATTACCTACCTATAGAAGTAGTTGGGAGTTAGCATTCATGAGAATGTGCGATAATCATCCCAATATTACAAAATGGGCAAGTGAAAACGTAAAGATACCTTACAGAAGTCCTGTTGATGGAAAGTATCACAACTATGTTCCAGACTTTATGGTGCAATACACAGATAAAGATGGTGCTCAACATGTTGAGCTTATCGAAATTAAGCCTGCTAACCAAACCACATTGGAAAATGCTAGGACTCAGGGACAGCAAATACAAACACATCTCAACGCCGCTAAATGGACAGCGGCTCAAGAGTGGTGTAAACGTAAAGGTATTCGTTTTAAAGTAATAAACGAAGATCAAATCTTTAGAAATAATAAACCTCGTAAGGCTAAAAAACGAGTTGCTAAAAAACGTAAGTAATAAATACTAATATGACAAGAAAACTTGAAGAAGAGTTTAACTTACCTCCTATAGAGGAAGTGACAGATACGGAAAATGTTCCTACAGTAGCAGAAACTCAGGAAGTAATTGAGGAAACTCAAGGTGCTTTAAGTGTCAGTGAAAAAATTAATCTAGCATTTAAGGAAATTAAAGGCCTAGAAGATCACGAAGTTGAAATGAATGACATAGCCAAAAAGGCTATAAACAGTTATGAGCAACTAATGAGCCTAGGTATGAATGTTAGTGATATGGCGGCTGGTAAAGTATTTGCAGAGGCAAGTAATATGTTAAAGATAGCCTTAGATGCCAGTGATGCCAAGACAAAAGCCAAATTACAGCAAATAGATTTAATGCTCAAGAAGGCAAGAATCGATAAATTTGATAATAAAGGTACTGAAGCAGAGTCGGTTCAGGCTACAGTTTTTGATAGAAATGATTTACTCAAAATCATAAAAGGCGGAGGTGGAGACAGTTAATTTTGTCATATCTACCCATCTGCCTTCCTTAAAAACCACAAGATTACCATAATTATCTAAAGTATATTCTCCCTCTACAGGGTTTTGTGGTTCTCTTACTCGTATGTTTGTGTCTTTTGTCATGTTTTTATTTAGCAGAAAAAATCAGAAAGTGATAAATAAGTGTTATAACGGAGTTATTAATATGGAACTTAAAAATTACATAGCAGAATCATTAGATAAAGAACATGGTTACAGAATCAAGTTTGCCGCAGATTGCGGTGCAGACCATATGGATATGCTAGAAAAATGTTTAGCCAAATACAATTTAGTTAGTGCTACACCATTCAAGAGAACACCTATTGAAGAGAATCCAATGGAGTTCTACAGAGCTAAAGGTACAACATGTACTTCAGAAGTATGCAGTACAGATGTTATACTTAAATATCCAGTCAACGAAAGAATACTAGAAGTATGGTGTGCTGTAAACCTAGGACTAGATCATGAAAGAGTATTAGCATATAATGTTAAAGACCCTAGAAGAATAGAGTCTGAAATGGCAGAAGAAAAAGCAAAAGCAGATGTTGAAAGACAAGTAAGCGAAGAAGATGCAGTACTTAATGATGAAGACCAAGCACATTACGAAAAGCAAAATGAAGAAATAGATTTTGCTAAATCACACTTTGGTGAAGAATATAATAAAGAATTCTTGAAAGCTCTTGAACAAATTAAAAAAGACAAAGGCGCAGATTACTTCCGTAGTTATCCAGACAAAGATCAGTTAATGGGTAAAGACTTAGAAGAACTTGGTGCTCAAATACACGGTATGCCTAACATGGGTAGAGGAACAGAGAGCCAGAAACAGGTTGCTAATCATAGCCAATCTCTCAAAGGTATAGTGTAATGAATTTAAGGGATATGCTAAATGATATTGCTGAGGCAAGTCCAATGGGATATGATGATCCTAAGACTGCCGAAAAACCAGCAATAGCACCTAAAGTTCCTAAGCAAACACAAGGTGCAGAACGTTCGGCAAAGGCTCAAGACCAAAGAGCAAATGAGTTTAATCACGGTGAATTTAATAAATTCATGATGAAGAATCATCCAAAAGTAACTTTTGGCATGTTAGGTATAGGAAGTAATCTTATAAAATATCAGAATGAATATTTAAAATCTATTAAGACAGGTGGCGTAGCAGAAAGTATAGATTTAAATGAATTTGCACCTTCATCAAATATGGAAGTTCCTATAAACGTTTTATCTAATGTAATGGGCGATGACACCGATGTTAATTTAATGAGACAAGCATTAAGACAGATTAACAACGAAAGAGGTATAAACAAAAGATTTATGCCTGCTCTAAAACAATTTTTATCACCATATCTAACAATTTTAAGCTCAGGCTTTACAGGGTATAATCAGATTATGGCCCTACAAAAAGCACTAGCACAAAAAACTGGAGAACCTGTACCAGCAGAACCTGGCATGGAACCAGAAAATATACCAGAACCTTCTGAAGAAGAAATACTACAGTATGGTAATGAAGTAAATATGCCTACAGTAACTGATCAACAAAAACAAGAGGTTGCTGATATGATTAAAAAGGCACAGGCTGGAACACTAGCAAAGGATAAAGAGGCTGAAAAGGAGAAAGAAACAATGACGGCAAGTAAATACTCAGAAGGCGTAGATGAATTAAAACGTTTAGCAGAAATTGTAGAAGCAATGAGCGATGCTTACGGCGAGGACCAAATGGTTGCTCCTGTAGAACTTAATCCAGAAAGTCCAGAACAAGTTGAAGGCTCAGTAGAGTTTAAACAACATAAAAATACTGACAAGGGTTCAGTTAGTGTTGAAGCAAGTGGCGAAACAATGCAAGACTTAGCAGATGTACTTAAACTTGCAGGCCTTACTTTACCACAAGACATGCATAAAGACGAACCAGAAGCACATGATGAACCAGAAGCAGAAATGCCATGTGATTCAGAAGAACCTAAAGATGATAAAGTAATGGTTGTGTCTCCAAAAGATGCAAGTTACTCTACAGACAAAGAAGTTTTAGTAAATTACCTCAAAGACAAACTTAAAAAAAGCATATCCTAAACCCTATACTATATAAATAGTAGTATGGCAAGAGGAACAGCAGACACCAGTCTGGTTAAACAAGGCTACAGTAAAGTAGCATATACACCAGATACTATAGAAGACTTTAAGAACTGTGCTAACGCAGAAACAGGTCCTCTGTATTTTATGGTAAATCATGTAAAAATACAACATCCTACAAAAGGCGGAATAGACTTTGAACCTTTTGAATATCAGTTAGAATTAATCCACAATTATAATAATTTCAGATACAGTATTAACATGCTGGGCAGACAGATGGGTAAAACTACTGTGGCGGCAGGATACTTATTGTGGTATGCTATGTTTAGGCCAGACAGTACTATATTAGTTGCGGCTCATAAACAAGCAGGTGCCCAGGAAATTATGCAACGTATTCGTTATGCATACGAAAGTGTGCCAGATCATATCAGAGCAGGTGTTACAGAGTATAATAAAGGTAGCATAAGTTTTGATAACGGTAGCAGAATAGTAGCAAGTACAACAACAGAAAACACTGGTAGGGGTATGTCACTTACTTTAGTTTACTTGGACGAGTTTGCTTTTGTGCCTCCCAGAATTGCTAGTGAATTTTGGACAGCATTATCTCCTACACTAGCAACAGGTGGTAAATGTATAATTACAAGTACGCCTAATAGTGACGAAGATACTTTTGCTATGATTTGGGGTCAAGCAAATAAATTATTTGACGCCCATGGAAACGAGCAGGAGTTGGGTGTAAACGGATTTAAGCCTATGTTAGCAACTTGGGATCAGCACCCAGATAGAGATCCTGTTTGGGCTACAGAAGAACGAGGCAGGATAGGAGAAGAACGTTTTAGACGTGAGCATGAATGTGAATTCATTATATATGATGAAACACTTATTGATCCACTTAAACTTGTAGATATGGAAGGTGTTGAGCCTAAAATTAAAATGGGTAATGTACGTTGGTATAAGCAACCTACACATGATAGTACATACCTAGTTACATTAGATCCAAGTAGTGGTACAGGCGGAGATAATTCAGCAATACAAGTATTAGAAGTTCCTAGTATGGAACAAGTTGCAGAATGGTATCATAATAAGTCACCTGTAGAAAAACAAATTAAAGTAATGTTGGAAATAATGCATTATGTAAAAGATCAAACAAATGGTTTATCACAGATATATTGGACTGTAGAAAATAATACAATTGGTGAAGCCGCCTTAGTTGTTATTAGAGATACTGGCGAAGAGACTTTTCCAGGAGATTTTTTACACGAGCCTAAACGCATACAAGGTAAAAAAGGCAGAAAAGGATATCATACTACTCATAAAAATAAAATGGAAGCCTGTTTACAATTAAAAAGATTAGTAGAGAGTAATAAATTGCACTTAAAAAGTAAAGCACTTGTGAGCGAATTAAAAAACTTTGTTAGCTCTGGTAATAGTTTTAAAGCAAAACCTGGAGCAACAGATGACTTAGTTATGGCATTGGTTATAGCAATCAGAATGACAGAATACATAAGTCAATTTGAAGACGATGTTTACAATGCTGTAAATAGTAGTTTAAGTGTTGATCCTAATGACCCTAATGGATTTGAGGACGACACAGATTATCCTATGCCTATAGGTATCATATAATGGAAAAGAAAAAAACTGTAAACGATTTGCTGTTGGAAACTACAGCACTTAATAGTTTAGCATTATATGGCAAACAATGCCAAACAAATTACTATTTAGATCCAGACGATTTTTTAGATTGGGTATATAGTAAATTTAAATTTGTACAATACAATCCCAGAAAGGCAGTAAACAGAGCAGGATTAAGTATCACCAGTTTAGACGGTGGACTTAGTGGCATACCAGATTTAGATAGTTTAAGGGAATATAATCAGGAAAATAATACAGATTATAACGAAAAAGATTTTAAAACAAGGACTCCGGTTGCTGATTATCCACCATTAAAAGAAATACTAGACGTTTTTGGAGATAGTATTTTTAGAACACATATACTAAGACTAGATCCAGGAGGTTATTTTCCTCCACATAGAGATCATAATATACCGTTTGTAGATAGTTTTAGATTAATTGTTCCTTTACAATATGTAGATCCGCCTTATTTTAATTTTGTTATGGACGGAGAGATTACACACTGGAATACTGGCTTTGTTTACTTTACAGATACAACTAAATCACATTATTTGTTTAATGCTGGAGACTTGCAGAGTTACTGGATAGTAATAAATGTTGAAACAAGTGTGGAAAATGTACAAAAAGTTTTAAACAATCTTTCAGTAAGAGTATAAGATCAGATAAATAGACGTATGAACATTAAATTAGTGGCAGAAAAAACTTTTAACTTGCTTAAAGGATTCGGTTTTGAAGTAAGCAGTTATAATAAAGAAGGCGATTTAGTTATTGATCCTATGGAAGCAACTCGTTTTGCTTGTGAATCTCCTAACATTTTGGTCAGAATAGACCCTAATGATAAACATCTAAGTTTAAAAACAGGTACACCAGGAGAGGCTATAGAAAAAATTAGGCCTATGTTGAAAGAACTAGCACAAGATTATTTGTTAGATTTTGACTATTCTGTATTTGATAAGCAGATTAAACCAAAAGGTGAAAAAGTAGATGTTGCTAAAAAGAGTAAAGAGGAAATTCAAATGTCAGAAGATATGAATATTTTAAAAAAACTTGCAGGTCTAGAAGTAGATCAAGTTTCAGAAAATCCAGAACAGCAAGAGTTAGATTTAGACGGAACAGAGGCTATACTAAAAGTATTAAAAGTTAAAGTTGGTCATTTTATGCCTGACTTTAAAGCTCAGTTTTTAAAAGCATGGAGAGCAGAACAAGCCAAACCAACAGTACCTGCAGAAGGTCCTAGTGTAACGGCGGCGGCTATCCAAATGACCCAGGCTTTTAATAATGCAAGACTGTTACAAATGAAACAAGATACTATTGACCCTGCATTTACTTCAGATGTACCTAGTGATTACGAAGATGGACGACCTGGTGTAAGTAGAGAAAGCCTAGAACAAGATTTAGACGAAGCAATAGAATTAGCAATATCATTATCAGAAAAACTTGAAACAATTAATGGAATGTTAGTACACACAGATGGTTCACCAATGAGCCAAGCAGAATGGAATCATAACAGAATGCAGGAACCAGGTGCAGAAAATTACTCACCAGAGGAAAATGCAAAACACTATAAAACTTATTTAGACAGAGTTGCTAGAAATAAACCATCTATAATGGCACAAAAAGAAAGTGTATCAGAAGCAAGTTTAGGCAAAATGACTGGTAGCAGAAAGTCCAGTTATCAGCCATTAGCAGATAGTGTAAAAATTATTGTAAGGCATAACAAAGACGTAAACGAAGAAGTACGTGGTGCCAGAAGCAGAAACATCCACAGTATCCTAATACAACGTGGAGAAGAAAAATTTAAGATGGCAGAAAACAGTTTGCCAGCCGCAAGAGCAATGGCAAGACATTTGCACAATGGCGGTGAAACTTTTGATGAAATAGGTGAAGCAATCACTGATATGTCTAAAGAGTTTGGAAAACTAAAAGAGTTTGTTAGTTATGTAAGGAAAGCAAACCTGGTTAACGAAACAAACGAAGAATTTGTGTCATTAGCAATAGAAAATATTAATAATATCAAAACAACATTTAAAAGATTAAGTGGTGTTAAGTCATATGCAAATGCAGTAGAATCAGTTATTAATTACAATAACGTAGAGTTATTACAAGACGACTTAGACTTAGAAAGCAAGTTTACAGAAACGCATTTTGATGACAAGGTTGCAAATGTAATGGACAGCCTTAAAGCAATGACTAGCAGAAGAAACAGTTTTGAAAGTAAAATTACAAAAGCAATTGAGTTAGAATCATTTGCTGGTGTTAAAGATATGTTAGCAGAAGATGACTTAATGGAGTTTGAAACACTCAATCAACAATTAGGACATAAAGTTAGCAGTTTAGGTAATTCAGCAAAAGACGAAACCCTAAGCAATTATTTACATGGCATTAGTAGTAAACTAAATGCTGGTGGACAACTTAACCAATTCGAGTATGGTGCAGTTAAAAGTTGTTTACTAAGTGCAGGTCAGCACAATGTACAAAGTGCTCCTATGACAGCATCAGAGTCATATGAAGCATTTATGGACCGTTTTGTAGACTAGAATACTAGTTTATAGATAAATAAATTTGTTGGAAAGGTAAAATAATTTAATTTTCCAATAGTTGTAAAAAAGTACTTGACTTTTTTGCATCAAGGCATTATAATAAAAAAACAGTTGTACCCTAAACACAGAAGGTACGACGAAACATGGCATAACAGGAGACAAACATGGCATCATTACAAGAAATAAGAGCTAAACTACAATCAATGGAATCCAAACCAGGCAGTAGTTCCCCAGCTCAAGGCGATAAAGCAATATACCCCTTTTGGAACATCGATGAAGGAACAAGTACCGTTTTAAGGTTCTTGCCTGACTCAGATCCAAACAACACGTTCTTTTGGGTAGAACGACAAATGATCAGATTAACATTCCCAGGAATTGTTGGAGGCGATCAAAAGCCAACAACAGTACAAGTTCCTTGTATGGAAATGTTCTCTGGTGAAACATGTCCAGTACTAACTGAGGTTAGACCTTGGTTTAAAGATCCTTCATTAGAGGATATGGGACGAAAATATTGGAAAAAAAGAAGTTACATCTTCCAAGGATTTGTTAATGAAAATCCACTAAATGAAGAG